GGTTGGACAATGGTGCATCAATATGCACGCTAGATGGGGTCAGCAAAGGCATTTGTTATTCTCCTATTATGCTGCGTTGCCGCCGAGGAAGAAGTCAACGGAAGCAAATTCACCTGCCGAAGCGTCTTCACGGGCGTAGCCGAGGATGATGTCCGTAGAAGCAGCAGTAACTGCCTTACCAACAGAGTCGGAGCCGACTGCATCACCAGCAGTCAAATCACCAGTGCCAACTTCAACCAGAACTTTTCCGCCGTAAGCTACAGTCAGTGCAGTAGTTGGGCGGTCTGCATCCGATGGGTCAGCAGCCATAAGAGATACGCCGACAGCTTTTGCGCCATCGCCAGAGTGGTCAACTTCGCCATCAGCAGCCAAGTCAACGAAACGGAATTGAGATACCGCAGAACCCGCAATGTAGGTTTTGTGGAAGCGGCCTTCAAACGTCGCCATGAGTTACTCTCCTTTGTAGAGCTTAGAAATGAATGCCTTGCCTTCGTCGGTCTTAGCTACAGCAGCGTATGCTTTAGCGTGGTCCTTTTTAGCAAGGTTGTTCTCGTCCATGTAGGACTTAACAAGAGCATCGAGCTTATCGCTGGAAGAGAGCATATCTGCTTCTACCGACGCCTCACCGATCTCAGACATCGAAGCACCCATAGCAGCATCAGCAGCTTTGAGGGCTTCTACGATTGCGTCATCTTTAGCTACATGAGCCAAGAGCGAGGCCGCAATTTCGTTGTCGAAGTTAGGCAGGATTTCGTCAGCTTGCTTCTTAAGCTCGATATGACGCTTGGCAATCTCTGCTTCTTCGAGAGCTTTGAGGACGGGGGCCGGGATGTCAGACTTGACAACCTTCTCACCGTCAAATTCTACATACTCAGGCTCTTCAGCCTTCGTAACTTCTTCTTCGGAAACAACGTAACCGTTGTCTTCGAGGGCCTTGGAGAGGCGAGAGACTTCTGCCTTAAGAGCGTCAACTTCAGCCAAGAACAGTTCGGACTGATCTACAGCCTCTTCTGCTACATCAGCTTCGTCAGCTTTGTTAAGGCGAGCCATAAGCTCCTTCTTCTCTTCAGGGGACATCTTTTCGAGTTCTTCCTTAGCCTTCTTCATGGCTTCGTCTTCACCCATGCCCTTACCCATGTAGTACGACTTACGCTCATCGAGGTATGAGTCGTACCCTTTTTCCATGTCTTCCATGCTTTCGTCCCTTTTAATAAGACAGATTGTAGCGGCTTGATTAGCAGGACGGTCAACAAGTGACAATTCGTCCAACTCCAAGTCGAGTAGGATGTTAGTCATTTACTTCCTTCCTCTTAGCTTTGCCGCCGATAGAAAAGGCCGTAAGTTGGCCAGATTTTACCAGAGACCAGACCTCATCATCGAATACCTTCAATGCTACGATCCAACCTTCACGGCTACTGGAAACGCCCAAGGACTCACCAATCTCATTAGTGAGAGGCATCGAGTGGACAACTTGACCCACCTGATCCCCCTTGTGCATCATCTTACCAACACGAATATGCTCCATGAATTTATTCACGGCCTTAACCATAGTGTCGGCTTCAATTACATCACCTTGGCGGTCTACCAGAGGCTTACCGTCTTCAGTGATGACCGAGGCCCAACCGTAGACAAGACGCTGTTCATCGTCTGTCTTAAGGATTTGACCCTCTAGGTTCATTTGCTCGGAGTCGTCTTTTGCGAGCATATCGCTCACAGAAGAACCAGACTCCCACATTTTACAGGACCAATAACCAGCAGTGGTCTTATCAGTCTTGCTGTCGCAGTTGTGTCTAGCTCGGAAGTTAGCACGGGCCTTTGGGTCGTCACGACGGATTTCCATAGTGGGGCTACCAAAGGTAACCTTCTTCACTTTGTCACCGGACTTGACGTAAACACCAAACTTCTTAGCAGAGCCTTTAGGCAAACGGAATGGCTTATCTAGGGAGACCTTCTCACCACGAAACTCAGCCTTCTCTGTGCGACCCGGCAACAAATCCTTATCATGGCTTACAGCCTTCTGGCCAGCAGCAATCTTAAGGAAGCTGTTTACACGGGCCATTGCCCATTGCTCTTTAGACGTTACGTTAGGGCGTACAGAGCCGGGGTTAGTCTTGTATGCACCGATACCACGGTCATAGACGGCTCGTAGGGTCTTAGCACTGATGTTGCCCTTCTTAGCACCATGACGTGCGTTCCAGTTCTTAGCCTTCTCTGCCAAGGTGGAAGTCTTTACCTTCTCTACCGAAGACCAAGCAGCCCGGAAAGCACGTTGCTCAGAGCCAGTGTCTTCCATGACAGAGTTAAACACCTGACGGAACTTGCCTTGGTTCTCTTCTGGGACAGTTTGTCGTACTGCTTTGGGGAGGTCTGCATTAGTAGAGAAAGGCATTACTTCTTTCCTTTGTAGAAGGCATCCCGAATAGAGCCACGGGAAAGACCAATATCGTTAAGCTCTCGGTCTGTCATCGAATAGAGTGTCTGAAGATCACTCTTCATCTGGGCTTTCTGTTTTATCCGGTTGTACATCTCGCCGGGGAGCTTCATTAGGTTCATAGCTGAGTTCCGCAATGTCCATGAGGTCTTGAATAACTTCTGGATGGTCAGAGACGTTAATGTCTGCACCATTCAGATTACGAAGGAAGGCTGCAATCTCACGAAGATCGTGCGGTGCTACATCACCAGCCTTGATGTACGGCATAGTATCGTAGGAAAGCCCGTTGAGTTGCCACAGGCGCTCTACGAGTTGCTTGTTGAGTACATCAGTGATGGCACTAATGTAGCTCTCCAAGGCACGAAGAAAGAGGTCGGTCTTAGATTTAGATAACGCATACGAGCCACCGGAGCTGTGCGCTCCAAGGAGAAGAAACTCAGAGAGAACACTACGAGCAATATCATGCTGATAACGGCTAACAATGGGGTCGATTTGGATATTGCGTGAACCACTAGAGGACATCAATTCTATGTCCATCAGGCGGACGTTGGTTGGGCTACCATCTTTGTCAGGGTACGTATCACTCGGAAGGATGATGTAGCCCTGCTCGTTGAACTTTACGTCCCGAAGAATCTGCTGTAGGTCAGCCCTAATAGCCGACTGAGAAGCTGTAGCATCACTAGAGAGGTACTCCGAGGGAATACGGGCTACTGGGATACCAGCAAGCTCTCGTTCCACTGCAATAGCCTCAATGGACTGTAAGTTGTTCAGATACTCATAAGAGGTATAAGCATTACGAAGAATGCTACGACCACTAGGGTCGCCGTTAATTGCAGTGGTCTTGTAGTATAGAGACTTGTTAGCCGGGATATAATGGCTTTTACCAAACTGTGAGCCTTCCTGATAGAGACCTAAGACATCACCGGACTTCTGGTCTACATCAAACTTAGATACAGTCCAAGGCGCTCTAGAGGCCAGCTTACGGATACCGATACGGCCATCATCGTACTTGGAATACTTCTTGTAGCTACGGAACTGTGGGCCACTACGACGCTTATATACTACCTCAAACCATGCAAAGCCATACGACAAAGAAGACAAAGCCTCTGCAATATGGTCGTCAAGAGTGTGGTCCATGTCATCTAAGACAGACTCAACAAACTCTGCTTCTTTCTTAGCCTCTGGTGTGTCATTGCAAGGTACAACCTTCAACTCTACATCACGAAGCACCTGCTCAGTGGCATACATAACTGCACCAATGGTGCTGTCGTTGTCACGCATCTCACGGTACTTACGGATGGCCTTCTTGCCACGAAGCTCCGGTAGGAACTCATCCGCTCGAATCTGACCGTTATGGGTGTTATCACCAGCTACACCAAGAATCTTCTTGGCTTCTGTCTCCGATAGCTTCTTGGGCATTATCTAAGTCCTCGTGCTGAGCTATATGCCAGCTTTAATTGGGGCTTGGCATAGCCCTGTAGAGATAAGTCCGTAATAGCCCATACAAGGGCGTCAAGGCGGTCTGGTGATCCTACGGAGCCTAGTGGCTCCCAAGTGACCATCTGGTCCTCAAGGTCGTTAAGACCCTTTACATGACGTACCTTGTTCTGTTCATACAGGGCGGAGACCGGCTCAGCACGGGCCATCTTGCCTCGACTAGCATGGACTAGCTTGACAGGGACCGTCTCAGACTCTGTGTGGAGAGTGTGGCGAACCATATCTCCGCCCTGATTACGTTCGGCGACAATCCGGTCAGCTTGATACTCTTCAAAGAGTGACACTGCCCTCGCAGCCCATTGCTGGGGTGTGTAGCGACCTGTGTGGTCAGCCAGAACGTAAGCGATACCATTTACGTCAACCCCTGCTACAACAATACCAGTCATATCTGACTCTTTGTTGCTTGTGATGGCAGGGTCAATAGATACTACAATACGGTTTAAGTCAGGTACTTTATCTGCTTCAATCTCTACCTGTGCAAGTCCTGCTCGACTCCACAAGGCACCAGAGGCTTCATCAAGGATTTCAGCGTAAAGCTCTTGTCTGCCAAGTCTAGTGCCTTCATACGTCTTCCTAACTGCATCAAGGAACGTAGAGGCTAGGTTAGCAGAGTTATCATAGGTGGAGCCTGTAGACGTTACCGTCTTCTCATCACCTAATATCGTCCTCAGTAGCTTGGTGGTCTTAGGGGTTGTAGTGATAAACACTTGAGGGTGTCTACCAAGGCGTAACCCAAACTGCAACATATCCCAAGTCTCTTGAGCATTCCGCCAAGCACAAAGCTCATCACACCATGCAGAGTAAGCCTGTGGACCACGAAGACGCTCTGGGTCTTCCGCCGAGAAGAATACAGCCTTAGCCCCATTCTCCCAAGTCATTGTGTTGTTGGTAGGAGACCATTCTGGGTAGCCAACATGCTTACCACGGTAGGTCTTATCACCCTTCCAACAAACATTAAGAAGGCCACTATCACCTTCTACCATGACCTTCCGTACATCACCTTTTGTTGGTGCTACACAATGTACGATCTTGTCGCCTTTGCGGATACGGTGTCTTACCCACTCTGCTCCGGCTCTGGTCTTACCCCAGCCTCGTCCTGCTAATGCTACCCAAATATCCCAGTGGTTGCCTGTAGGCTCCATCTGATTGGGTCTAGCCCAGAACTCCCAAGTGTGTTGTAACTCTTCCGCTTTAGCTGGCCCTAGCTGGGCCATGATGGATGCTACTTCTTCATCAGGTAGTTGTCGTAGGTCATTCGCTGTTATCGGAAGGGTCACGGGATTTGCCTAAGAGAGTCATAAGGGCGTCAATAGCAGACTCATCAGTGTCAGCATCAGTCTCTTGCTCATTCTCATTCAGAGTGGAGTTAGGAGACCAACCACCCTTACTACGGAGAAAGAGTTCCTGAGACTTGAAGTCACCATCTAGTGCTTGCTGCACTACTACATTACCTACTTGACCTACAATATCAGAACGCTCTTGTGCGATGTCCTGACCGTAGGTCTTGTAGAAGGTAGCAAAAGAGCTAGGTGCATCCTGTAGCTCTTGGATAGAGACCATGATGTCTTTCATGGCTACGCCATCTCGAATCATCTTACGGATTCGATTGGCAATCGCTTTCTTATAAGGAAGTGCCGCTGGCATACTACAGACCCTGCTACAGAATTAAAAGGCAATTAGGGATTTAGAAAAACCACATACTATAGTTCTGCTATAGCCTTTATCGAGATCATAGCCAAATTGGTAATTAAACCTGATATGAATTATGTCTCTGGCTAATCTATAGCCTTACTATAGTATAGGATCCTTTTGAGGAGAAAGTAAAGGGGTCTCAGAGAATATTCTTTGTTGTTTTATAAAAATATTGTTGTAGTGTGATATTTATGCCACAGTATGCCCCCCGTGGGCTATGGTAGTGCTGCTGAGTGCCGCTCCTAATGGGGTCGAAGGTTTTGACTTATGTTGTAGACCAGAGTGCATACCCACTA